AATTTACCCGAGATTCATATGCCATCGTTAAACATAATTCAACTAATCGCATTTTGTCCTCAAGTTTATCCACTAACTCTACATCTTGGATATTATATTCTACAAATCTTTGATAGTCTTTGGTATAAAAATCTTTGAAAGTATCATATGGATTTTCAACCTTCTCTTCCCCTAATTCTATTTTAGAAATATAATTTAATCTATAACTTTCTCTACGAACATAAGTAAATTTTCTATATAAATCAAAAAAATCTAATACGGTAATACCTAACATATTCCACCATTGAACATTTTTATTTCCAAATTGTACTCGTTCAGCATTAACAATATTCCAAGGTGAGATTTTATTAATCGTATCATTATCAAAAATCTTTCTCATACGATTCATTAAATATGGTATATCAAAAAATTTAACATTCCATCCTGTGATAACATCTGGATGATTTTTACACCAAAATTTTAAGAACTCTAATAATAAATGTTTTTCATCCCTACATTTTATATAAGTTAAGTTTGTTTGTTTGGTTACAAACTCTCCTGTACCCCAAGTTATTAATTGTTTGTTGCTATGATTTTTAACCGTGATACAAATAATTGTTTCATTAGCAGTATCAACATCTGGGAATCCTTGTTCAGCTTCACACTCAATATCTAAAGTAAATATTTTAATTTGATTTTTATCCCATTCAACACCTTGCCCATATTCGTCAGCAATATATTGATATGGAAACCTATCCATTCCATAGATTTTGAATTGAGGCATTGTCTTATAAGTTTCCTTAAATTGTTTTGCCTTTCCAATACTATGAAATAGTTTAGGTTTTAGAAATGTGCCGTCTAGTGTCTGATATATAGATTGCTCTTTTGTTGGTGTATAGAAAGTTGGTTGATAATTAATTCTGCTTAAATAAGGCTTGCCGTCTGCTACTCCTCTTATTAAAAGTTTGTTTTTATATTCAATAACATTTGTATAAAAATTCATAATTTAATCTCCAAATCCATCAATCGCTTTTGGACTAATTCTTTCGTTTTTATCTTCAGGTATATGTACTACAAGTCCATCAAGTCTTTTAGTTAATTTTACTTGACAAGATAATCTACTTGTTAGTCTTGCTGTTTTTTCATAATCTAACCAGGCCTGTTCCTGACTATTATCTTCTGGTAAACCTACTTCATCAATCCATTTTTTATCAACCCAAACGTGGCAAGTAGCACAAATACATTGACCTCCACAAATGGCTTCAATACCTTCTACATAAGGCTGAGCAACATATTTTGCAGCTTCCATTAATGTATTTCCTTCTTCTACATCAATTATTCTTTTACTGCCATCAGGCTGAACAAAGGTTACCTTAATTTCCGACATTAAAATACCTTATTTATTTTCAGTAATAAATGTATATAATGTTTCTGGTTTAGTGTGTTCGTATGGGTCGGTTGTGTTGTTATCTTTTCTTCCTTCTTCAACAAATACATTTTCTATTACGCCATCTTTAACAATAGCAGCATATCTCCACGACCTCATTCCAAAACCAACATCTTCTTTTTTCACTAGCATACCTAATCGTCTAGTAAAATCTCCATTACCATCAGGAATCATTTTAACATTTTTGATTCCTAAATGTTCTGCCCAAGCATTCATTACAAAGGTATCATTAACAGACACACAATAAATTTCATCTATGCCTGCCTCTTTAAACCTATCGTAGTGTTGGTCAAAACCTGGTAGTTGATAGTTGGTACAAGTCGGTGTAAATGCACCAGGTAAAGAAAATAGGATTACTTTCTTTCCTAAAAATAAGTCAACGGTTGACTTATCAACCCATTCGCCGAGTTCTCTACATTTGAAAACGACATTTGGTAGTTTTTCACTCATAATATATCTTCCTCCTTCAAGTCTTTATAATTATGCTTCACTCTCTTTCGGTTCTGAATCCGAAGGTCGTGAATCTTCAGCAGCTAAATCAGCTGTAGTTTCTTCCTCTTCTTCATCTGCTCTTTGTTTTTGCTCTTCAGCAAATCCTTGTGCCAGAACTTCCGAAGTAGAAGGTTCTTTTTTTACATCCGTAGATGATTTTTTACCAATGTTATATTTCGCTTGAAGATTCCAATCCTTCTTTTCTTTAAACGCAATTATTTTAATTTGCGATAAAGGAGCTTTATCTTCAACAGCTTCTTTCTTAACTATTGATAACAAATTCCAGTCCTGCAATAAACTTGCAACCGTGTTTCTTCTTTGTATATCGTTTTGGATTAATGTTGCTTTCTTGCCGTCTAAAGCAAACAATTCTTTGAAATGTACTATATAATATTTACCTTGTTTGTGTAGTATGTGGCAAGATTGATATAAAATTTTATCTTTTCTACTTGCAACTCCTATTCGGGACAAAGTCTCCCTTATTTTCAAAAAGTCGTCTGGCTGTTTCAATGTTATTTCTAACATACTATCAGGCGACCATTGTATAGATTCATCACTCATTTTTTGGTTCTCCCACCTTTATCAAGTTTCTGTTTTATTAATTCAATATGTGTTTTTGATAGTATGTCCAGAGCAACTCTAGCTTTTTGATTGCTATATCCATAATATTCCTTTACATACTCAAGGTTTTTTGGACGACTTGTGGATAACCACCTGCCACCAAACCTTCGTTTCTTTCTTATACTATTTAGAAGAAAATGGAATTGTAAACGCTTAGCCAAGCCGTGTCTTTGGTTCATTTCATTGCCCATTAAAATAGTATCAACGTGTTGGGATAAACAACGATTAATAACAAAAGGTGGGTACTTCTTTTCCCAAGTTATGTCATCGCTGTCTAATAAATTTTGTTTGCTATAATTGATTGCGTTTAAATATTCTGATAACTTATATTGATTATGCGTACTCGCCATATTTTTTAGTTCTCCATCCAGAATCATTTGTTAATACATCTGCATTTGGGTCTGTTATCTCTCTTATATTTGAAACTTTATGTGGTGTAAAACGCTGTTCAATATCTTTGCCTGTATCACTATAAACAAAGGTTGTAATTGTTTTTGGTTCTAATACATCAGCACCGAACGGTATGGGTTGTATATCTAATTCAAATTCCCAACATTTACTTGTTGGAGTTTGTTCTTTAGTTTCTTTAGTCATTCTATAACCTTATACTAATATTTATTTTATTAGATGTCCAAAGAAATCAATATGATAACTTGTCATATAAATTACAAAACTTAAATATACAAATATACAAATTAAATATAATAACATAAACTTCATTATTTAAACTTACATTGTGCCATTATTTCTGTTAAACAAGCCACAAGATTAATCTCTTGGTCTGCAACAAAGGCACTCTTATATTGATAATCTGCAATGACTAAAACTGCTTGTGGGATAGATTTAGAATCTAAATGTTTATATAATACATCATAGATATTACTGAATAGAGAAGATGGATCCTTATCTAGGTTTTGTATAACCCATTTTCTCATATCACTAAATCTTTTTTCTTTTAATAATCTAACTAATTCTTTATTATTGATTTCAGAAATTGAAACTAAAATACCACTATCTATTTTACCTCTTACTGAATATCTTTGTAATTCATTTATGGTTCTTCTAAAATCTGGATAGTGTCTTTGTATTAATTCTGCAACTACTTTTTTATCAGCACTAATACCTTCTTCTTTTAAAAGGTCCATTAGTCTATCTAATAAAGCAATAGCCGTTGTTACCTTTTGACCATTAGAAATTCTAAAGTCAATTACGGTACAACGACTATGCAGGGCAGGTATAATTTTGTTTTTGAAATTGCAAGTAAATATAAATCTACAATTTTTATAAAATATTTCTATAAAATTTCTTAAAGCAGGTTGTACTGAATCTGGATTCATATAATCTGCTTCATCTATAATCACTACTTTGTGATTGGAAGTTTCAGTTAAAGATATTGTGGACGCAAAATTTTTAATTTGTGTTCTTAATGTATCAATGTGCCGACCTTCATCGGAACCATTAATCATTATATAATCACAACCTATTTCTTCACATAAGGCTCGTGCAACGGTAGTCTTACCTGTACCTGCAGTACCAGACAATAATAGATTTGGTATTTCTTTTTTATTTAAAAATTCTGTAAATGTATTTTTTAAGTCATCACTTAAAATACAATCAGATATTTTTTTGGGACGGTATTTTTCAACCCACAAAAAGTCACTCATAATATATTTACCTTCTAATTAAAAATCGAATCAGCTTCTAACGCAATCCAATATTCAACTTTCGCTTTGTTATTAACAAAGTGTGCTATCTTTTGTTTAGATAGAACTACATCATAATCACCAGGAATTAATTTCAAATTTTCTGTTTTGATATAAGCTGTAAAGTTAGTATCAGCAACGCCAACACTTATTGAAGATTGATTAGAATTACTATTTTTCTTATCTAAAGCAACTAGTTTAATTTTACCATCTTCACCTTTAATTGCAAGGTCTGGTAAATCTAAATTTACAAATAGTTTCTTTAAAGATTCATAACTATTATTCTTCAATTGAAAACACACAGATAAATCTGGCATTTTTATTTCTTTAGATGGTGTAACCAATGTTTCCTTATCAGCAAAAGCATACCGAGCAGTCAATGAAGATTTTTCATCATTGATTGTCATACTAGTTTTGCCATTAAACTTAATTACAGGTGATTGAAAAGAATCTATTGCTCTTAAAAATTGGGGTAAATCATATACTCCAAATTCTTGCTCAATGTCTTCCTTAATCTCTGCCTTTGCCACTATATTTTTCATAGTGGACATTGTTTTAAGTTTATTACCAACTCTAAATAATATGTTTTGGTTAATATCGGAAAAGTTCCTTAAAACGGTTACCGTATCACTTGATAGTTTCATCATTTCTCCTTATCATAATTTAATAATAATATAATATAATGGGCGGCCTTGATTAAGTCGCCACGATTATATCCGTTCTTCTTGCCATACCTACACAAATACTTTATAGCATTTGCGTGGCAAAAATCTTTACCTATGTTCAATGTTTTGAATAGGTCTTGTACTTGAAAACCATCTTTACCTGTTGAGTAATGTTGGTTGTAAGTACCTTTGATATAAGTTAAAATTTCTTCTACAATTTTATCTTCATTATATTTCATAATATATAGAATCTATTATATCAAAATACCAGTAAATGTCAATATGCTATCTTATTGAGTAGCAACAGGACAATTAGGGTTCTCTAAAGCTTCATCTAATGCACTAGTAACCGTAGTTAATTCTTGGCCAACAGATTCTAATTGAGTTATAATTCTTTCTCTTTCAATCTCTGCCTTAACTCTTTCACCATCTGCTTTTACTACACTATCTTTTAAAGCAATTACTTCTTGCTCATAACTAGTAATGACAGCTTCTAAAGCAACAAGATTAGCTGTGTTTTGATTTTCTATTGTTTCTCCAATATCAATCAACCCACTAACTTCAGCTTGTAAATTGCTTATCTTATTTTTTTGGTCTACCGTAATGATTAATAAAGCAACCACTAGTATAAAATAAAGAACCGCTTTTGTTGTAAACTTCTTTTTAATGTTTTTAAACATTGTAGTCTCCTATTTTTTAGTATCAATTAATTCGCAAGTAATCTCATCAGCTTGTAATCCAGCATTCTTATCATATATCCATACATAAGAAAAGTGAACTTGGTCACCTTTTTCTACGCATTTTTTTCCGAATGATAGTTTTGGATTTTGTACACAACTGACTAAAATCAAACTCATTAAAATGATTAATAATTTATTCATAATTTCCTTTTATATTATATTTTATATTATATTAGTATTTATTATACAAGATTCTCTGGGATATGTCAATGGGTCACGCTAAAAAAATAGGGCGATATTTCTACCGCCCTATCTGTATAAAATGTTAATTATTTAACATTTATTGTTTTTAGTTTCTTACCTTCTGGAATTATCTTCTCCATAGATACTCTTAAAAGACCGTCTTTCAATTCAGCGCCTTTGACTTCAACATCATTAGCAATTGAAAAAGACCTTTTGAAATATCTTTTAGATATACCTTTATGTAATACTTCTCCATCTTCATCCTTTTCAGAAGCTTTTTCTTCCTTCTTGGTTTCAATGGTTAACATTCCATCTTCAACATTGACATTAATGTCCTTTTTGTTAAATCCTGCAAGAGCGATTTCAATATCGTACTTGTTTTTACCAGACTTAACTATGTTGTAAGGTGGGTAGTTAGTAGTAAGAGCAGGTGTTAGATTGAAAAAATTATCATCAAACATTGATTCAAAATGGTCGAACATTGAATCAAACCCTACTGATACTGGTCTTAACTTGTTAAAAATAGATAGTGCTTTATTGGTCATATTAACCTCCTTTATAAGCAAAGTTATCTTAATTTAATATTGTAATACCCTTAATGGCGTATTACTCTATTATTTATATAAGAACTTTTTTGTGTTTTTCAAGCCCTTATTTTATAGGGTTGTTTTTGATTAACTTAATAACCAGGGCACAACCCTAAGCCATCTACGCCTCTACAAAGACTTATGAATTGCTTTGTAGCATAATATATATATCAGACACATACGGCATAGAATCTCTAAATTCTTTTTACTTTTTTACCTTTAATATAAACATATCCCATCATTTCCTCGTGTTTCTTACGAGCTTTAGCAAGAACTTTAGCTCGTTCTTTTTGTTTTTCAACTCTTTTTTCTGAAGGTTTTTTGTAATATTGTCTATCTCTATAATCTTTTATAATACCTGCTTTTTGAACTTTACGCTTTAATACTCTTAAAGCCTGTTCAACATTATTATTTCTAACTACTACGGTTATACTCAATTTAATTTACCTCCTTTTCTTTTGGCAACAAACCTAATTGTTCATCAATTCTTTTAGAGTTTTTCTTATAGACTTCTTTAAAGGAATGATAATTTAAAGTTCCCATCATTCGATTATAATTTTTATGAGCAAGTCTTATGTTTTCTGGATCATTAACTTGATTATCATTAAATAGACCCAAACTCTTTGCTTCGATATGACAATATTGTAAATCTTCTATTGGATAAAATCTGCCATTCATATCACATTTGATTTTCGTACCCTCTGTTTGTCTGGTTCTAACTTTTCTTTTAGTGTCTATAGATAATCCAGTTAAAGGTTTAACAATTATATCTAACTTACCTAAACCTAAATCCTCTTTTGATGTATCGTAAAGGTAATCTAACACTAGTCTTAATCCAAAATTTAACAAATTCTTTTTTGTTCTATACTTACAAATAGGATAAGTCTGGTCGTCTGGTGCGCTTTCTTTCCAAGTTTTCTCGAATAGTAATTCACTAGAAGAATGTAAAGTATCGTGGATATCATCCATTTTTTTAGCAAACTTTTTCCAATCATTTTCTCTTATCTGAAATTTTCCACCAAATCTTAATTCAATATCGCTTATTATATAGGTTAGTAAATGAAAAGAAATAAAATCTTTTGGTAATTTATTAACCGATTGAAAAAATAAACATCCATAGTCATTCATTCTTGACATCCAATTTGCTACAGGATTAGCAACTTCTTCTATTCCTATAATTTTTGATTGTATATCTCTTTCAGATAATTGTTTCCAATCATTCACAGGTATTCGTCTAACAGCATTCAATGAATTGATGAATAGATAACATCCATTCTCAAAGTAAGAAGCATTTTTATCAACTTCATCTTTCAATATTATTCCTTTATCTACGGTTTCAATATCAAGATTATTTTGTAATTTATATAACGGATGAAGCTTCTCATCATTTTTCTTTTCATTTGTTTGAAAAGAAAAATCACTAATATAATTTATTACTGCGTGCTCTGAACTTCTAAATGCTTCCCAAGAACTAAATGATTCACCACTATTTACAAATTTATTATTTCTTGATATTGTTTCGGGATTTAAATTTGATGCTTGAATCACTATACACATTTCATAGTCTAAAAAGTCTTCCTTTATGTGTGGGTATTTAAATATTTCTTTACAACTCATATTAGATATATCTATTGGTTCATTAGTATTTGGATCTTTGTAAAAGTTTTTTAACTCTTTTAAATCACTTTTTTGAATAGCACCTGATAGTATGGGTGTCTTATAATCTCCATGTAAAAAATCATTTAAATCATCTAATCTGTGAGAAAATGATGAAGCTTCATATTTTGCTGTTATTGTTTTTTTTAAAATGTGAGAATATACTTCTTTAGGTTCTTTTAATTCTGTGACCATACCATTCTGACCATATTCCATTTGAATAAAAGGATAACATATTATGTTATCTTTTTTTGCTTTATCTTTTTTTCTTTTTCTTTGTTTTTTAGCATTAGGATTAATGCTGAGAATAGATGGCATTTGTTCTAATACTTCTCTTGGTAATTTACTCTCATAATTAAAAAGATCCCTAATCTTTACAAAAATGGTTGATGTTCTTTTAGTTTTTTTAACTATTTTATCTATCACTTTATACTACCGCTTCCTATTATATCCCAAAAATTTTTCTTTTGTTTCATTTTTTATAATTTCTTGTTTCCATAATTCTATTCTTTATGTGTAAATAACTTGGGGTGAATTAACACCCCAAGCAGACTTACACTATGGATGAATTTTAGACTTTAAACTTGGATATCACTATCCTCGTTTTCGTCCTCC